GTCAACCGGGTATTGGTGCGGACCTCAGGCAGTACAGACAGCGTTGCAAATCCTGAACCTGTTCTTTGAAGAACAGCAGCTTGCCTCAGAAATGGGAACCACAGAGAACGGCACGAACCACATCGGGTTGCTGGCCGACTGCCTCCAGGCCCACGCCCACCATGCTTCGTGGAAAGCGGTTTTCCTCGAACAAGACCCAATGACGGCAGAACAAAAAGAACTGTTCTGGACCCACCTGACATCAAGTATCCAGGCGGGCTTCGCGGTGCCGGCGAACTGGGTCGCACCCCCAGGCGGGTATCCGATATCGGTTGACCCCAACACCGGGCAGCCGACCGGCAACAATCCTGGCTACAGCGGAACGATTTTCCACTACGTCGTGTACACAGGGTTTTTTGAAACCGCTTATGGCCGTTTCGTTCACGTCACTGATGGTGGGTTCGCGCCGTGGCAGTACACCGTGAGGTTTGACAATAAGCCGGGTGAAACCGGTGGCAGTGCTTGCAGTTTGATGCCCCCGAAGGGTTACTGCTACGCCTCTGCCGCGCCGGCTGGTGTTCCAACTCTGCCCGGTCCCGCACCCGCACCGCACACCCTCGCGGAACTGCTGTCCTACGCAATGGATGAAGCTCTGCCGTTGGAGCGGTATGAGGCTCTGCTGCCGGGTGTCCTGTCGTGTCTTGAAGCGTCACAGTGCAATAACGTGCAGCGTGTCGCGCAGTGGATGGCGCAGACCGGGCATGAGAGCCTGGGGTTGTCCGCGATGGAGGAGTTCGCGTCGGGTGAGGCTTACGAAGGCCGCGCCGACTTGGGCAATACTGAGCCGGGTGATGGTGTCCGCTACAAGGGCAGATCGGCCATTATGATAACCGGGCGCACGAACTACGGCGCTGTGTCATCGTGGGCCTACGGCGAAGGATACGTCGATTCCCCAACGTATTTCGTGGACTACCCCGAGCAAATGGCGTCCGACGATTACGGCTTCCAAGGCACCGCTTGGTACTGGACTGTTGCTCGCGGCGATGCGATCAATGCCGCCGCTGACCGCGAGGACACCGTTGAGGTAACCAGGCTGATTAACGGTGGCGATCATGGCCTATCTGATAGGCAAGCCCGTTATGCCCGTGCGAAGGAAGTCGCACCGACTTTCCTCGCGGTCCTACAATCCGGCCCGCCAGAAACCGGAGATGATTTTTTGAGTGCGCTAACCGCCGAAGAACAGAAGGAAATGTTGTTCCTTCTACGCATCCTTGCGGACGAGCGGTTCCCGTCGAGGTCACCGTTCCGGCACATCAATGAAGGTCCGGTGGACACCGTGGCCGGCATGGTGTTGAACACCGACGCAAGCTCGCACATCATGCTCGTCATCCGGCTCGCAGAGCTAGGCGACACAGGTGCGTTGGACTTGCTCAACGAAATTTCCACGAACAGCGATCCTGAGCGTGCTGGTGACGCGAAGCTCGCACAACGAGTCCTGACCGCTCTCAGGGCATCACAAACCGTGGATCAAACCCAGTATGACCCGAGGCCCGCCGCCGCCCCTGTTCCGGCTCCTGCGGCACCGCCCCCGGCTCCCCAGCCGGTGCGTCCCACAGGTGGCCGCTGGCGGCTGTAATGGCTGCCGTACCCCCGGCCATCCAGAACGCTTTGGGTGTTCGGACTTGGGGTGACGTAAGGGCGATGATCCACTCCGGTGGACCCGCCATCTCGTCACTGCTCGTCGGGTGGAATGTGGTGGACGACAACAAGGCATCGTTGATCGCCGGGTTGGTTGTCGCCCTGGCATCACCGTTGGCTGCTTACCCTGAAGCGGAGAACAACTTCCGCAAATGGCTGTACGGAGTTATCGCCGCGGTGCAGGCCGTTCTGATCGGTGTGGTGGGTGTTGTGGACTCGCCCATCGTGGATCTCTGCGGGTCTGCTTTGGCGATCCTGGGCGGCATGGTGGCGTCAGCGAACACACCGACTTCGGAGTCTCCGATACCCGCCGCGCCGCGGACCTCGAGCAACGCTCTGACCAGCGGTGATGCACATAATAGGTCGCAGCCCAGACCCGTTAATTCGCCGGTTCCGCTGCCACCGGAACAACCCCATTCCCTGAACACAGGGTGGCGCGGGCTATGACAATGCAAGTCAAAACCGCCCTCGCAGGGATCGTCGGCTTGGTGTGGTTCGGCACCTACATCCTCAAAGGGATACGCCCCGAAATCGACCTAGGTTTGGCGCCCGACGCCCTGATGACCACCGTCACCGGCTGGTGGGCGAACGAAAAACGAAAAGAGGCTAATGAAGCCCAAGAATGATGTCCTCACACTGATCTTCCTCATCATCGGGTTGATCGCCGCAGCCGATTTGGTCTTCGTCCAGATGCGCCAGCAGCAGAACGAACGAAACGCCAAAGAGAAACTCGACTGCGTAGTCGAAGTAGTCGAGTCGGCCCAGTTCAAAAACCAATACGAATTCCGGCGCGACAAAGCGTTGTTCGACTACCTCGCGACCGGGAACTCCACCGACCTACGACAGATCCTCACCGCGCCACCACCGCCGCTGTCCGACTGCGAGATCGCCTGGAACAAATAAAGGGAGGTGCCGGGAGTGGACACACCACAGCTACTCCCGGCGCAACCCAACATCGTCGGCCCCGTCTGGCGCAAAACCCAAGACCAGTCCTGGTGGCTGCCCGAACAAACCTTGGGCTGGGGTGTCATCAACTGGCTCGCCAACTACGTCAAGTCCCCCGGCGGGGAGCATGCCGGCGAACCGTTCATGCCCACGCTGGAGCAGGCACGGTTCATTCTGTGGTGGTACGCCGTTGATGACGACGGCAGGTACGCCTACCGTGCCGGTGTCCTACGCCGACTCAAGGGGTGGGGCAAAGATCCGTTGTCGGCCGCGTTGGCGCTCGCGGAGCTATGCGGGCCGGTTGCGTTCGACCGCTTCGACTTACGCGGCGAACCCATCGGGAAACCGAGGCACGCTGCCTGGGTCCAGATCGTCGCCGTCAGCCACGAACAAACCAAAAACACCATGTCCCTGTTCCCGGTCATGGTGTCGACGCAGTTAAAGAAAGACTTCGGGCTAGAAGTCAACAAAACCATCATCTACAGCGAGGCCGGCGGCAGAATCGAAGCCGTCACATCGTCACCGTATGCGATGGAGGGCAACCGCCCCACGCTGGTGATTCGTAACGAGACTCAGTGGTGGGTTGAGTCGAACGACGGCCATGCGCTAGCCGGTGTGATCGAAGGCAACGTCACGAAAACCGCTGGCGCCAGGACGTTGTCGATTTGCAACGCCCACATCCCCGGGGAAGACTCCGTTGCCGAACGCGAATACGATGCGTGGCAAGCAGTCCAAGCCGGTGACGCCGTCGATGTCGGGGTACTCTACGACGCCCTTGAAGCGCCGGCCGACACTCCGGTCAGCGAGATCCCGTCTGAGCGTGAAGACCCCGAAGGGTACGCAGCCGGGATCGTAAAGCTGCGTGAAGGTGTCGAGATCGCCCGCGGGGACTCGACGTGGTTGCCGGTCGATTCGATCATCGAATCCATCCTCGACCTGAAGAACCCCGTCACCGAAAGCCGCCGGAAATTTCTGAATCAGGTGAACGCAGCGGAGGATTCGTGGGTCGCCCCGTATGAGTGGGACGCGGTCGCGACCCCCGAAGCCACTTTGGAAAAAGGCGAACAAATCACGTTGGGGTTCGACGGCTCGAAGTCCAACGACTGGACCGCCCTCGTCGCCTGCCGGGTATCAGACGGCTGCTTGTTCCTCATCAAAGCGTGGAACCCAGAGAAGCATGAGAACGGTGAGGTTCCGCGGCCCGACGTAGACGCCACCGTCAGATCGTGCTTCCAACGGTACGACGTTGTTGGTTTCAGAGCCGACGTGTACCAGTTCGAAGCGCACGTCGACCAGTGGTCGCGGGACTTCAATAGGAAACTCCGAGTAAAAGCCAGCCCCAACAGCCCTGTTGCATTCGACATGCGAGGCAATAAGAAACGCTTCGCCTTGGACTGTGAGCGTTTCCTAGATGCCGTGCTGGAAAGAGAAATCGCGCACGACGGTAACATTGTGCTTAGGCAACACGTCCTGAACTCAAGGCGTTTTCCTACGATTTACGATGCAATCGCCATCAGGAAGCAATCTAAGGATTCGTCAAAAAAGATCGACGCGGCTGTCTGTGCCGTCCTGGCATACGGTTGTCGGTACGACTTCCTAGTATCAAAGAAGAACAGATCAAGGAAGGTTGTGGCGATCAAGTGAAAACCTGCAAGTTTGAGGGCTGCGGCAAAAAGCACGGCGCAAAGGGTCTGTGCTACGGGCACTACCAACAACAGAAGGCCGGAAAGCCTCTACGCCCACTCCGCATTCACCACTACAAGACGCTGGACGACATCCTTTCCAACACCGAGCAGGACGGTGACTGCTTGATTTGGTGCGGCTATGTAAGTCCTGAGGGATATGGCCGTATGAACTACAAGGGGAAAACTACTGCGCTCACCCATAGGGCAACTTATGAGATGGCCACTGGAGAGGACATCGCCGGCGTTGTCATTCACCACAAGTGCGGCAAAACACGTTGCATAAACCCACAGCACCTCCAGAGAGCATCGGTTGCCCAGAACGCATTAGAGATGCTGGCCCGTCGCGACTACGAAGGTGAAATAGCGCGACTGCAACTACGCATCGTTGAGCTAGAAGCTCAGTTGGAAGGGGCCAATCTTGGCTAGCGAAAACGAGCAACGTCGCGACGAGTTGCTTTCAAAGTTTGAAGAGTCTCAGTTGGGACTCAAGGACGACAAAGCCTATTATGATTCCGAGCGCAGGCCCGAAGCAATAGGTGTAGCCGTGCCCCCAGAGATGAGGGGCTTGCTCGCAAATGTCGGCTACCCGCGCCTTTATGTCGATTCGGTTGCTGAACGGCAAGAGGTTGAAGGTTTCCGCATGGGCGGCGAAGACCAGGCCGATATGAGACTCTGGGATTGGTGGCAAGCCAACGATCTTGATGTCGAAGCCAGCCTGGGCCACACCGACGCATTTATCTACGGGCGCTCCTACATAACTATTTCCGCACCTGACCCTGAGTCTGACGGGTTCGTGGCCGCGGACGTGCCGATCATCAGGGTTGAGCCGCCTACCGCACTGTATGCGGTGATTGATCCGCGGACCCGCCAGGTCACTGATGCTATCCGCGCTATCTACACCGAAGACCAGTCCGAACTGGTATCGACCACCCTGTATCTGCCGAACGAGACGTTGCAGTGGGTGCGGAAGCCTTCGGGCCAGCCGTACACCGGGTCGTACAGCGGGTGGAGCTACAAAGGCGACGTTGTTAATCGCGACTACAACTGGCGGCTCGTCTCGCGGGTGCGACACGACCTGGGTCTGGTGCCGGTGGTGCCTCTGCCGAACCGCACACGGTTGTCGGATTTGTATGGCACGTCGGAGATTACGCCTGAGCTACGCAGCGTGACCGATGCCGCCGCTCGCATCTTAATGGATCTCCAAGGCACCGCGGAACTGATGGCCATACCGCAACGTCTGATCTTTGGTGTGAAGCCGGAAGACCTTGGTGTGAACCCCGAGACGGGGGAGAAACTTTACGACGCTTACATGGCGAGGATATTGGCGTTTGACGATCCAGACGCTAAGGCGCAGCAGTTTTCGGCTGCCGAGCTACGAAATTTCGTTGATGCGTTGGACGCACTCGACAGGAAAGCCGCTGCCTACACAGGATTGCCGCCGCAGTACCTTTCGTTCTCTAGCGATAACCCGGCCAGCGCGGAAGCGATTAAGTCCTCTGAGTCGCGGCTCGTCAAAAAGGTTGAGCGTAAGAACCGTGTGTTTGGCGGTTCGTGGGAGCAAGCGATGCGGATCGCCCACAAAGTTATGAACGGTGACATCCCTTCGGAGATGTACCGCATGGAAACTGTGTGGGCCGACCCCAGCACCCCGACGTATGCGGCGAAAGCTGACGCGGCGGTGAAGTTGTTCGCGAACGGTTTGGGTGTTGTGCCCAAGGAGCAAGCCCGCCTGGATATGGGGTACTCAATTACTGAGCGTGAGCAGATGCGCCGTTGGGATGAGGAAGAGAACCCGATGGGGCAGTTGGCTCAGTTGTATGGGCCGCCGCGGGGTGTGCCGGCGCCGACGCAGGAGCGTGAGCTTCCGCCGGATGAGTTGGTGAACGGGTGACGCCGGAGGAGTACGCCGCCGCTGCCGCTGTGATCGCTGCTGCGACAGCAGTTTTTGTGCAGAAGGTTGCGGAGTACTTTATGCAGCCGTTGTTGTCGCTGACCGGCTGGGTCAACATGCTGGAGTTTATGTACCCGTTTGTGGAGCAGAAGCGCCGGGAGTCCGCTGAGTTGGCGAGGACGTTTTATGACTCGCAGCGGGCCGAGGTGTACCCCGAACTCCCGCGTCACGACGTGCTACTCGAAACGTACTCGTTTGAGACTTTTGTGAAGGATATGGAGCCTGCCCGTAAGGGTATGCAGGCGCAGGAGTCGAACCAAGCGGCGGTGACTCGCACGGTGATGTACGCCGTGCGTGATGTCGAAACCGCTGGGCGCCGGCAGATCATCAAAGCCGTGGAAACCGACCAGCCGGTCGAGGAAATCGTGAAGCGTGGCCGAATCCAGTTGACCGAAGACGAACTCAGAGAGTTTCGGCAACTCGCCGGCCTGGAGAAGATTGAACGCCAAACATGGGGCGGTCAAACCATCCTTGAGAATCTCACGGTTCAACGCGAGGTCTT